GGAGACCACTCACACGAGCTGTGGCGGCACTTGCCGCGACGTAACTCGTTCCGTCCACCATTGTAGGTGAACGGGTGTGCCAACTGCTGGCAGGTGCCAGCAGACCCGCTTCCGCACGTACCTGTGTAGGAAAGTGGGTGCCGATGATGTCTCCGTTACAACATCTACCCGTTGGAGGTCCTCCCACGGCTGGCTGAACGCGACTTGGGATGTCTTGTTCAGGAACCACAGGTAATACCCCCTAGAGTCGACAAAAACGCGCTTCGTGCTCACCGGTAGGTAAACACGACATACATTTATGCCGTGATGCGTACGAAGAATCCCTAGGGTCCGCGCCATATTCGGTTCTATCCAGACACCGGACATGGTGCCCTCGCAGAAGGGAACGAGGGGCAACTTTTCCTCTTTAACAAGTTTTATGAGGAATGCCTCCAATTCTCCGCCTGCAAGAGCAATCCGCTCAAGTGTATTAACTAGGTGGCATAGATTCGCTTTACGCGAATCCAAGCTCCTAATGTACACTGGCGTCACATCGGCTCCTCGATAATAATCTTTGCCACACGACTCCCTGAAGGGGCCGCTAACAAAGGTCTTATCAAGGTTAATAGTAAACCCTAGAAACTGTGCTAGCCTAAGAAACGACTCGTAGTACTTCCGCTCTATGACGATATCATCGCCATATATGCTGAAGCATTTAGAGCCGACGGCGTAACACACAGCAGCAAAGATCAGGGTCTCGACGGTAAACGTTGCTCCGTTTCCCATTGAGGAAAACATTGCATAGTTTCCATCACCAAACACGCCCCTATAACATGGGGTCCGAACATCCAGTAGATAAGCAAACCAATCACAAGGAAATAATAGTGATACGGTATTAAAGCTTATCGTTCCAGACGCGTTCTTCAAGTCGACAGTTACTAAATCGTCGAACAATGAAGAGTGCTTGGCCATCACCTGATTTGCAGATTGGTCTGACAAGTCGATTCCTCGGCGCCGCAAGCGGCGCTTGGCGTAACCATCGAACGCTAACTGTAGGGGTAAGTTCCCCTCAGGTTCGCATGCGATGGTACGGCTCGTCTTCCAATTCTTCGGCACTAGCTCAACGCGGTTCGACTTAACAGTCTTAACACGAGGTTTGGGCATACCATAATATTCGTATACCCGCTCCAAATGTTTCTTTGCTCCTCTTGTAGCGAAGAGCTTCAGCTTAAGTTTCAGCTGAGGAAGGCTGTTTCGTCTAGACGCAGTCGAAGTCGCTCCCGATGTTACCTTAACTAGAAGAGGCAACTCATCTAGAAACGGAGCAATGTCCCCCAGTACGTCACTAATGTAACGCACCGCCCTTTCGACCCAAACACGGAACTCCTCATCCAACAGATGAGGGTATCCAATGAAAGGTCGGAGGCGCCGGTTAGTCTGCGAGCACTGGGCCTCAGCTTCGAAAAATGAAGCTTCGGCTTGCTGCTTACAGACTTCCGGATCGGACAAGAGAGAATTCTTTTTAAAGAACGCTTCAACTTGCCTGAGGAACCTCCACTCCGCGACCGAATGCTTTGCTTGATCAAAGTTAAGGGAGCAGGTGGCCAACCCGGCAACATTACGCGATCGACGGAATCCGTCGACCTTTGCAATGAGAGCGGGATCGACCACGCCTTTGTGGTCTTCGACGTAATGTCGACATATCTCGTACAGTACTTCGATAGGCTCCATATGGAATCCTTTCCTAGAGTGAATAGTCCGTGATAAGCTTCTGGATGGTTCGAAGGATCTCGATTGCAATAGCAATCACGAGGGACCACCGTACTACCTTCATGCTCGTCACAGCCATTCTTGGGTGCTGAGGCTGTTCGCGAACTCATCTCCGCCGACAATGTCGACAAGAAAAGCGAGCGCAGCAGCCACATCCGTCGAGATACCATTCGACGGATAACGCCCTATCACTTCTAGGGAGACCTTGTTAGGGAGGATCGCACCGTTCACGTCTTCAGTCGCAATAATAACTTTTGCGCTGTATTCGATCATGGTTTGATTCCCTTCGGGAACGCGCCTCTTCTCGATCACAAGCTTCGGTTTAATAGCTGTGTGACCGACGAGGGTGGACGTGCGTGAGTTTCCACTATTGGAAAACTCCGTGAGGACCGTAGTCATTGCGGCCATAATTCCTCCTAAATCCTTTGCTTGACCATCGCAAGTAAGTCTATTACCTTACGAGTGTCAAGCTTGAAAGTTAACTGCGGGACAATAGGTACAGAACACGGTACGCGAACCACAAGTTCGGCAGTGCCACTACCTGACGACTCGCAATTGCCGGTTACCCCGGACTTAACCGAGGTCCCTGCCAACGAAACATTCTTAATGGCAGAGATCCGACAACCCCAAGACGCAGCATAACGACGTTGTGCTGCCAAAAATGACAACGCTGATATTGCTGTACCAACCCCTACGAACCAGTCGACGATGAAGCTGTACGGGATTAACTCCCATGCAGTCACCGCCGGATTGAACGAAAAGGCAGGCACAGTTACGTCAGCATTCACCGTACCAACGAGCTCAACCTTATATGTCGTCACCACATTTTCCACAACGGAAAAGGTAGTGCCGAGTATAAGGCGAGTATTGGTCACTTTCTCGGTTTCGGACCATTCGTCGAAACTTCTGGCCCTTTTAGAGTAGCGTATTCGCTTCTCATCGAGGCGAGCCACTGCTTTATGCAGATTCTTACAATCATACATAAACGTGCGCCAACCGTACCGATAAGATAGCCAATTGTTAGAAAGCTGTCGCCAGTTACGGGGTACTTGCTTCTTGAGGAAGCTTTCACCTGCTTCTAGAAACATTTTCTTAGTTTTGGCCAACTCTGCCAAGAATGTCAGAGCATCCATGGACTCACCCATTATCCGCGTCGCAGCTTCCTGAACAAGTGCATTCGCACCTGTGGGAACTCGCGCCGCAAGACTTTCTGATGAAATCCACGAATCAATCAGTGGGTAACTCCCTTCGGTCCACCAGTCATCGATATCATTACCGCTGACTACTGCCCGAAGAGGCCCAACTGACCCGCTTCCCGTACCGGAACCTTGGTACTGGTTCCAGGGGGTGTGTGGCAACAATTCGCCACGACGTACTCTGCGGTGGAACCCGGGAATAGAGAATCCTGTGTATTCGCTGAGTTCTCTGGCTACTAAACTTGTGCCAGAATCCCAGCACACATCTTGATTCTTTGACGTATCATGCTGCCAATACGACCAATCGGCGTATGTGGGCAAGTCCGTCAATCCCGAGCGTGGAACGAGGTTCATTTACTCTCCTTTCAGAAAGTGCGTAAGGTGTTCAATCAGCCAGCGTCCGCATCCGCCGACGTACCAGGGCTGTAATAGACGTCACCTTTAAGAAGAGGACGCTCTTCCCCC